GGTCCTACCTCATTCGTGATAGCAGAGCTCTTCCAGTCTGTTAGTTCCACAGGTTCATCGAACGTCGTGTACGATGGTATGTACGCAGCGCGTTCCTCTGGCCATCTCCACTCAGCGAATTCCCGCACTCGTTCGAGATGCAATACAGCGTCGCGAGGATAGTGTTGAACAACGCTTTCCAGAAAATCTCTACGCCCTCCGGAGTTTGCAATAAGCTCGCCGTACCTGACGGTAGTTGTTGAAGTTGCCTCGCAATTCCCTTCATAATCTCCTCCCTTCTGGACATATTTAAGAACACTGGCTCTGTTTCGTACGGGTTGAACGTTAGGGTGTTGTCCATCCACGTCGAAATAACGCTCGTCTCGTACGTCGAGACGCTCGGGCCATTCAGCGTAAGCGTGAAGATGGTTTCCCCCGTCCTCATGCTGCTCCAACCCAACGCAATACCATCCAGCACCTCTATCGTCCCGAAGGAATTCAAGTAGACGCTCCTTGGTGAGAGGCTCGCATCGTGGGTATGTGAGGAAGGCTCGTTTTGCATTGAAGCGAAATGGCATGCGGCAGGAATTAATATTACCCTGCCGCAAAGCGGAAAGCGGGACTTATATAGCTATAAAAGCTGTGCTGCGCATTCCCAGTTCCCATGTCCCGCGCCCCGTTCCAAACTCCGCGCCCCGACTTTTCACAAGTTCCCTGGCCAACCAGAGTCGTCCAAATTGGATCGCGTCCTTCTGTCAGATATTCATTGGCTGGAGCTCTTTCCTCTTTCGTCCCATCGATCTACAGATACGCTACAGGTCGCCTTAAAAGGAAATTAATTAATCGCGCTGAGAATGCCGTCCTTTCGTCGATCCAGAAGACGGTTTCGTCGCCGTTCAGGCGGACGTCGCAGTTTAAGACGTTTCGCACGTCGTATCGCCCGCGCCGGTACCGAACCAAAACGGTTCGAAAACGGACAGTTCCTTACCGATATCGCTCAAGGAGACGGTACATCGCCCCAGGTATTCATAAGAAATATACCGTCAAATCTAGAACAAGGCGACGCCGACGACAATTTCCACGGAAATTCAGTGTATCTAAAAGGCCTCGGTATACGTATCGCCGCTAGTACATTCGACGCACTCGCGAATTTCAGTACCGTAAAGATCCGTTACAGTCTCATATTTTCTCGTACCAACGCAACAAACATGCTTAATGATGGAGCTATATACAACTCTACAACGACTGATAACACCAATCCGGCCCAGGCAACTCCCTTCGCGAATCCGCGTCTGTTTGATATAAATGCCACTCCGGGTCGTTTTGTTGGAACCGGTCTCGAAACATTTTATGACCGTACAAATCTTAAAGTAATTGCTTCCAAAATGTTTACGGTAAATGTCGGCGGTGCTGGTGCTGGTCTTACCAGCAAGAAGTTATACTTCAAGATTAACAAGACACACCAGTTCCAGAATCCAGATGCTTCTGCTCTTACAGCTGCACCAAATCATGGTCGTTTTGGATCTTATTATCTTATTACTCAAGTTTTTACTCCTCCTGGTGTCGCTACTCCTGGTGACGATACTGTTCTCGGTACTCTTTCTGATACTTGGCACCTTTACTTCCGTGATCCTTAGTTATATTGAATAAAATTTAAAAAAGGGGTTTAACCAACTCCACAAAAACTACGTTTCCTAATAACCAATCTCTATCTCCGGGAAGATGTCTGCGAGGATCTCCAGACTCGTTACAAAGCCAGATTGTAGGTTTTCCCCATGTGACGGTACGCTTCTTACGGTATTTGTCTGTGACGGTAAACTGTCGCTGGCACCCAAGAAAACATCTCCACATGTTGAAGAAGCGAATATCGATGTCGTCGAGCACGATGTACTTGGCATCGGAATCCCACTCGTCAACGTTGAATAAGCCGCACATGTAGATATGACGTCCAAGGCTTCTTGCCCACTCGGTCTTCCCGAATCTCGTTCCTGAAATAACGCACAAAGACTTTGGTCTACCTATCTAGTCCATTCAGTGAGCTACAGCTCCCCCGAAGGGGGCGGGGGGGGTGCACGCGATGTTTTTTAAATTAGCCGCGAGTAGCGGGTCCTACCTCATTCGTGATAGCAGAGCTCTTCCAGTCTGTTAGTTCCACAGGTTCATCGAACGTCGTGTACGATGGTATGTACGCAGCGCGTTCCTCTGGCCATCTCCACTCAGCGAATT